CAACCTGAAAAGGCTGGTTAGTGCCATTTTCCCGTACTTCGATACGCAGGCGCTGGATGCTGCCCGGTTCTTTTTCGGGACGACTGATCCCAAGGTCGAGGTCTTTGACGCACCAATGAACCTGACCACATTTCTGGACGATGAGTTTGATGAGAACATGGACGGCGGCACCTACGGCAGCATCACCATACCGGAAGGCTCCCGGAACGCCACTATGTCCCATTATGCCGGAAGAATCCTGAAGCGCTATGGCAACACCGATGATGCCCACGACCGCTTCATCGAATTCTCGAAAAACTGCGATCCGCCGCTGGATGCCCACGAGCTTGATACCATCTGGCGCAGCGCACTCCGCTTTTACGGGAAGGTCTCATCGCAGGATGATTACATCCCTCCGGAAAAGTACAATCAGGAGCTTCTCCTTCAGCCCGGCGACTACTCCGATGTCGGGCAGGCCTTGATCCTGTCCCGGGAATACATCGACCGGCTCCGCTACTCCCCATCGACTGACTACCTTGTATATAACGGCAGCTTCTGGGAGGAGTCGAAACCAAAGTCACAGGCCGTCGCACAGGAGCTCACTGCCCGGCAGCTGGAGGAGGCTGAGAATGAGATCAAAAAGGCAATGGACGAGATGAGCAAAAATGGCGCATGGGAGCTGGTTGCCACGCTCGGCAAAAAGGCTGCCGCGTCCATGAACCGGGAGCAGGCACGTATCTTCCAGAAGTATGAGAATGCCATCACCTACCGGAACTATGCCATCAAGCGCCGGGACTCCAAATACATCTCCTCTGCCTTAAAGGAGGCAAGGCCGATGCTGGAGATCGACCAGAGGGATCTGGATGCGGATGAATTCCTGTTGAACACGCCGTCAGCCACCTATGACCTGAGCAAAGGAATGACCGCGCTCCATGACCACACGCCGGGCGACTTCATCACGAAACAGACATCGGTCGATCCGGATGACCTGAACATGGATATCTGGCAGGCTGCGCTCGATACCTTCTTCATGGGAGATACGGAGCTCATGAACTACGTGCAGGAGATCGCCGGGCTGTCTGCCATCGGCAAGGTCTGCCTTGAGGCGCTGATCATCGCATACGGCGAAGGCCGCAATGGTAAGTCGACCTTCTGGAATACCATCTCCCGGGTGCTCGGAAGCTACTCTGGGAACATGTCCGCTGACACCCTGACCGTGGGATGCAAGCGGAACGTCAAGCCGGAGCTGGCCGAGGCCAAGGGCAAGCGCCTGCTGATCGCATCCGAGCTTGAGGAAGGCATGCGCCTTTCCACATCCAACGTAAAACAGCTCTGCTCCACCGACGAGATCTATGCGGAGAAGAAATACAAAGACCCCTTCTCCTATGTTCCGACGCACACGCTGGTGCTCTATACCAATCACCTGCCGAAGGTGGGAGCGCTGGATGCCGGTACGTGGAGAAGGCTGATCGTGATCCCGTTCAATGCCGTCATTGAAGGAAACAGCGATATCAAGAATTACGCCGACTACCTGTATAAGAAGTGCGGCGGCGCTGTCCTCTCATGGATCATTGAAGGTGCCAAGCGCGTGATTGCCAAGGACTACAAGATCGAAAAGCCGAAGGTTGTGGTCGATGCCATCAATCGTTACAAGGAGAACAACGACTGGCTATCGCAGTTTCTGGATGAGCGCTGCGAGGTCGAGCCGTCATTATCGATGCGATCCGGAGAGCTTTATAACGAATACCGCAGCTACTGCATGCAGGTCGGAGAGTATATCCGCAGCACGACGGATTTCTATACCGCACTGGATCAGGCTGGCTTTGAGAAAAGACGAGTCAAGTCCGGTGTCATGGTCTTCGGAATCCGCCTGAAGTCTGATTTTATGAAGGATTAAAACTTGTGGTGTAGGTCGATGTACCTCTTTTCTATAAGTTCTCTTATGGCCTTAAAAATAGGCCTATAGGAAAAGTTAGCGATATGACCTTCGTCGACCTACACCACCATGAAATTTCACTGATGAAAGGACGGCACAATGCTTGAAAAATCAATCGAAAAGAAACTGACTGATGCAGTAAAGAAACGCGGTGGTCTGGCTCCCAAGTTTGTAAGCCCGGGCTTGGACGGCATGCCTGATCGTATCGTACTGATGCCGGGCGGACGGCTGGCCTTTGTGGAGGTCAAGGCTCCGGGAAAGAAACCAAGACCGCTGCAGGAAGCCAGACACAAAAAACTACGCGAGCTTGGCTTTTCCGTTTACACCCTTGATGACAAAGACCAGATCGGAGGAATCCTTGATGAAATATGTACCACATGATTATCAGCAGTATGCAACCGAATATATCAAATCCCACCCGGTTGCTGCCGTGCTGCTGGACATGGGCTTAGGCAAGACGGCGATCAGCCTGACCGCACTTCTTGACCTGCTGTTTGACAGCTTCGAGGCGCACCGCGTGCTGGTGATCGCACCACTCCGGGTAGCACGGGACACATGGCCTGCGGAAATCGAGAAATGGGATCACCTGAGCATGCTGACCTACTCCGTTGCTGTCGGCTCCGAGAAAGACCGGAAGACTGCCCTGATGCGCGATGCGGATATCTATATCATCAACCGCGAAAATGTCCAGTGGCTGGTAGACCAGAGCGGCATCCCGTTCAACTTTGATACGGTCATTGTGGATGAGCTCTCATCGTTTAAGAATCACCAGTCAAAGCGATTTAAGGCTCTCATGAAAGTCCGGCCACAAGTAAAACGCATCATCGGGCTGACCGGCACCCCTTCCGCGAACGGCCTGATGGATCTTTGGGCGGAGTTTAAGGTGCTGGATATGGGGCAGCGGCTCGGACGCTTTATCGGGATGTACCGCAACAACTACTTCAGACCGGACAAGCGTAATGGTCAGATTATCTACTCCTACAAGCTCCTGCCCGGTGCCGACAAAGCGATCTACAAACAGATCTCTGACATCACCATTTCCATGAAGGCGACCGATCATCTGAAGATGCCGGAGCTTGTGATGAATACACACACCGTGGAGCTCTCCGATGATGAGCGCGAGCACTACGACGAACTGAAACAGACACTGGTGCTGCAGCTTCCGGAGAAGGAAATCACAGTGGCCAATGCCGCAGCCCTGACGGGGAAGCTCCTGCAGATGGCCAACGGTGCGATCTATGACGATGACGGTGACCACATCCATATCCATGACCGGAAGCTGGACGCATTGGAGGATCTGATCGAAGGAGCCAACGGCAAGCCGGTGCTGGTGGCCTACTGGTTCAAGCACGACCTTGAGCGCATCAAGTCCCGGTTTAAGGTCAGGGAAATCAAATCATCTTCCGACATCCGGGAATGGAATGCAGGAAACATCCCGGTTGCAGTGATCCATCCTGCCTCAGCCGGGCACGGACTCAACCTGCAGAGCGGAGGCTCCACCCTCATCTGGTTTGGTCTCACGTGGTCGCTGGAGCTTTACCAGCAGACCAATGCCCGTCTGTGGAGACAGGGACAGCAGGACACCGTTGTGATCCACCACATTATTACGGACGATACCGTTGATGGCCGGGTACTTAAAGCCCTGCAGTCAAAAGAAAAAATACAGGACAGCCTGATCGCTGCGGTCAAGGCGGAGCTGTCCAAGTGACAACAAATGCAAACAAAGGTCAATCAGAGTCAACCCGAGGACGTTACAAATCGGAGGTGAGACTTTGAACCCATACGAGAATCTGGCGAATGCCATCGTGCTGCAGGCCGTGAAGGATTACCGGCTGACTGACGACGAGGCAGAGCTCGCCGAGATCGAGCGCTTCTTCCGCTCCGACTGGTTTGGTGTTCTGACGGACGTTGATCCGGAGTATCTCATCAGAAGGCTGCGGAAGGAGAAAGATAAATGACAGCAAAAGAATATTTATCACAGGCACGGACACTGGACATGCGTATCAAGTCCAAGCTCCAGCAGATTGAATCACTGAACGATCTGGCTACCTCCTGCACCACTGTCTACAGCGACATGCCGAGAAACCCGAATCGCGGCGGCTCAAAGGTAGAACGTGCGGTGCTTAAGATCATCGAGGTCGAGGACAGCTTAAAGCGTGACGTGGAGGATCTGGTGGAACTGAAGAAGGAGATAATGCACACGATCCATTCCGTGTCCGACGTCGAACTGCAAACCCTGCTGGAGAAGCGGTACCTTTGCTTCCTCTCGTGGGAGAAGATTGCGGTCGATATGCATTACAGCATCCAGCACATCTTCCGGATGCACGATCAGGCACTTTCTAAAGTTTCTGCCATCATGAGAGTAAATGAGAGTGAATGAGAGTTTCCTTTTATGATATTGTTATGATGGACAAGATGAAACAACGGACGAGCCTTGCAGGACTTAAACCCTGCAGGGCTTTTCTTATGAACGGAGGTGACGCAAGGTGCCAAGGAAACCAAAGCGTCCCTGCTCCTTCCCCGGCTGTCCCAACCTGACAGACGGACGCTTCTGTCCGGAGCACGAACGGCAGGAGCAACGACGCTACGAGAAGTACGACCGCGACAAGACTTCCAAGCGAAGGTACGGTCGTGCTTGGAAACGAATCCGCGACCGTTACATTCATGCCCACCCTCTCTGCGAGCGATGCCTTGCGGAAGGACGGTACGTAAAGGCTGAGCAGGTGCACCACATCAAACCGCTGTCCGAAGGCGGCAGCCATAATGATGAGAACCTAATGAGTCTATGCACGGCCTGCCATGCGAAGATCCATGCCGAGAGAGGCGACCGCTGGCACTCCCACTCCGATGGGTAGGGGCGGTCTGAATCTCTACAGCATAGGCTCCGCAGAACGGGCGTGGGGTCACGTGTGCACGTGCGCGGTTTCAAACGGGGAATA